TAGTGATGTGCATTAAGATTTCTAGTATTAGTAGTAGCTATACACAACTTACACCTCAATGGAGTACGCCCTTTATCATTTAGATCAGCTTGATCAGGAACAAAAGGAACAGCATTGATAATTTGCAAGAATTCCATACAAGATGGATCTCCACTAGCAGCTTTATTAGGATGCATAAAAGCAACATCATCAAGAATGATTGCCCATTGGGAAGTTGTAAAACCATCCCAAAATTTGGCAACAGGATTACGAGTGTAACAAAATGTTTTATCAACATCAAGATTACAAACTTTACCAAAATGATAGAACAACATATCTTTAATAGTTGATTTACCTATCCCAGAATCACCACTCACCAAAATAGAGTATGGTGGTGTGCGATGTTCACGTGCAGCAGCACGTGTACATAAATCACACTTAATCATTTGCAGTTCATTTGTTAATGAACGCAAAAAACGCTTTTCGGATGCATCTAACTTAACAGTATATCGACAAATAGCATCACCTCGCTCAATTGCTTTATCCAAATCTGCTCGAAAAGAGCTTTCATTGAAACCATGAGCCTCAGGATTCTGTAAAAGTCGAGATTGTCGTTTAAGTAATTCAGCTTGTTCAACGAATTCAACATAACTTTTTTCCGTATAAAGAAAAGGTTGGAAAGAACCTGTTTGTAGAGATTGATAGCCTCTCTCACAAAGGAAAATAACCGTATCAAAAAGACAATGAATAAAATCAGGGCCAAGATAATACTTCTTTTTCATAGCTTCACGCTCAAATTGGTTGTATCCTAAATCGGATAAACCTACACCCAAACGTGCAAACAAAGAACTTGAAATCAAGTACATACTCAATTTGTAAATCTTTTTGATTAATACAGAACCTTTAAAAAGGTCATAATTATCAAGTAAATCTCTCATTGAATGAAAATCAAATTCATTTGATTGTACCTCAAATTCATATTCTTCTTTCTTTCCAAAAATTTCATGAACTTTATTCACGAATTTTCCCATCTGATCACTACCAATAGTGATCAGACTATCTTTACTCATTATCTTAAACGTAAGAAGACAAATTTCAATTATATCAGTAAATTTGATACAATCTTTTTTATCTTTACGATAGATTTTTTGTAAATGCATCTTATACACAAAATAGAAAACACAAAAAAGGTCTTCAACTAATTTAACTTTATCCGAAATTGGATCGCTAAAATTCAGTTTTTTGCATATTTTAGAGAAAAAAGAAGCTTCCGCTTCCTTCTGAGATACTCCATTTCTCAGAATTTCTGTGGCTTGTAAAAGGAATGAAAAATCACTCTCAGCAAAGCTCCAGAATTTTTTGGTCATGTCCTTACCATCAAAGATAGTTTGTTGACCTAAATTTCGTTCGTCATTGTCAGAAGCTGAGTGATTTTCATCACTCAGATAATCTTCATCAACAACAGAACTTTCTTCAACATCATAATCCTCTTCTACTGGTGCAGCACCAAAAAGAGGCATGAGTTGAATCACCTTTGCAGGTGCTTCTGCGATCTTATCAACAACATGATGATAGATCTCTTCGCAACAAAAATCTCGAGTTTGTTTCGAAATTTCAGTTGCGAGTTCTTTCTTTAATTCTTTCATATCAGAAATGAAACTTAATTTTTTATTTTTCTTTTTAATTATTTTTCGTTTCACTTCAGCGACACAGTAAGAATCGCAGCATTCACACTTGTCCGAATTCATTTGAATCCAAAAACATTCGTAGCATTTGTAAACTTTTTGTGGGCCATATCTGCCGCACTTCGTATTGATCGTTCTCTCGTTAATTGTAGCCATGGTAGTTGAAATTTATTTAAATTCTATTTAAATCATAGATGATAGCTCAGGAGTTTTAAATCGTCTGCCAAGGAGATTTTGTGTTGTTTTTATTTCCAAGAAATTAAAGGTATAAACAACATACCCGGACTATTCACTTGCGTGATACAATAGGTAGTCCTATGTCAGATTCAGAGTTCTGAACAAACCTATTTGACTATATATATAGTTGTAAATTTTTTGTTCTTTAGTAAAGATAAACGCCATATGAAGAGATGTAAGTGATCTAGGTTGCTTAATCCACACGCTTACTCTCGATATAAAATTATAGACAAACAGTTAATTTAAATGAAATTCAATTAGTAGCACAATAGTTAATTGAAAAAACTATTTACGGAGGGGAGAGCAGATATTTAAAGTCATCACTGACTGTATGGCTTAAGATAAATCTTAAGCCGAAAGTGGTAATTCTTTCTCCCAAAAGAATAAACAATAACACCACTGGGTTATAGATAAAACATTTCAGACTTGGTGAAATAACGATGTGAGTTCTGAAAACAAACACACCAGACAAATTTCAAATTAAGTATAATAACAAAGGTATTTCCATACACAAATTCCCGGATTTAATTCACGGGGGTATTGCAAGGAAAATCTAAGAATATTCTTAATCCAAAATAAGTAACATGTATATACGACAAAAAGTCGTA